GTGGCGCAATCGTGGCACAATCTAGGTACTTTTAAGGCATGAACACTGCCTATTTTTTGAGCATAGGGCATGAGTATTGCTACTTTTTTGAGCATATTCAGACATATAGATATCCTTGTGTCTCCACGCACACACTGTACAAATATTTTATGTATTGTATTGATACACATTGTACACATGTGTCTTCCACAACACATTGTGCCAACATTGTCACACTGTGGCACATATGGTACAGTGTAGCCTAGATATCACACATTGTACTCATTGTATTAATACCGTATTGATACAGTATTAATACACTTTGTATCGTTACCTATTTGTTCACGATTTGTTCCACCATTGTTCTTTGTTCATGATTTGTTCCAGCTTTGTTCCCAATGTGTTCTTGTTCACGATTTGTTCCCTATTTGTTCACGGGAACATTTGTTCACGGTTTGTTCCACCATTGTTCTCGGCGGAACAGAATGGGAACAAAAGGGGAACAGCGACCCCCCCCGTGCCTCAATTATTATTATAATTGTTCTATTCCCATACCGGGGGGGGTGTTAAAAAGTTGCCACTTTGTTCCCACTTTGTTATACTTGACCATAACCGGGCACTGCGTACCAACATTGCCCAACATTGAACCACTTAGTCATACCTTTAAATTACAGGGAAATATACCCTATGAATTTTGTAGATTATAAAAACCCACGGCCTCTCTCGGCACCTTTGTCTGAACTGGAGGAGGCATTTATCGACAATCTGGTAGACAAGGGGATGACCGTTGAGGATGCCTTTATCGCTGCTGGGTACGGTAAGAGGGCAAAGGACCCTGATAAGGGTACCAATAAGGAAACTGCCTTCAATGTACCCAATCGTAGCCGACGTTTGCAGCGACACCTCTGGATTCATATTAACGATAGGATTAAGCGCCAAGTAGACGATAATGCTCGCGCTGCGGTACGGGTATTGGAGCAGCTTATGTTGACCGCAGAGAGCGAGAATGTTCGCTTGAACGCTGCCAGAGACATGCTCTCTCGCGCTGGCTACGACGCGGTACAGCGACAGGAGACCACGTTTAAGGACGTGTCTAATCTGTCTGAGCAGGAGATTGAGGACCAGCTTAAGAACATGCTGCGGATGCCAGACGATAAGAAGGGCAATAACCCTATTGATCTCATTTCGCCCAAGGTTGTTAATCTCAAGAAGAGCAAGTAGATTCTAGCTGTAAGCGGTAGCGGTAAAACCCCATGCCCACAAAAGAGCGTAGAGAAAAAGATAAGATCAAGAAGGCTACTGAAGATTTCAATAATGCCTTGTCTGGCCTAGACTCGACCAGTAAGCGTTATGTACTTAAGCTCCTCAAAGAGAAGGAGGAGCGGAAGAACAGTAATCGGATTAAGTTCTACGACCCATATCCGTACCAGAAGAAGTTTCACGCTGCTGGACAAGATTGTGCCCAGCGTATTCTCATGGCGGCTAACCGGGTGGGTAAAACCTTTTGTGGCGCTGCTGAGACCGCTTTCCACCTTACCGGGGAGTACCCTGATTGGTGGGAGGGGCGTAGATTTGAACTCCCGGTTCGCGTATGGGTCGCTGGCGAGAGCAACGATACCACCCGCGATATCATCCAGAAGGAACTCTTTGGCTCCCCTCAGGACCCCTCCCAGAAGGGCAAGGGAGCCATCCCGCTGGACCGTATTGTAGACACGGTGCGTAAACCGGGAGTACCAAACGCCTTTAGCTCAGCGATTGTGAAGCATAAGACCGGTGGTAACTCTACGATCAGCTTCAAAGCTTATGAGCAGGGCTTTGAGAAATTCATGGGCGAGTCGGTCCATATTGTCTGGCTAGACGAAGAGCCACCGTCTGAGATCTTCTCTCAGTGTATCACGCGAACCGCCGATACCAGCGGGATCGTGTATATGACCTTTACCCCAGAGAAGGGTATGACCTACGTTGTTAGCGCGTTTATGAACGAGCTAAAGCCGGGTCAGTCGCTCATTACCGCCACCTGGGACGACGTTAAGCACCTTGACCCTAAGACCAAGGAGCAGTTGCTTTCTGTCTATAGCCCAAGCGAGCGCGATATGCGTTCTAAGGGCATCCCTGTCTTTGGCTCCGGCCTGATCTTCCCGATCAGCGAGGAGAAGATGGTCTGTGACCCGTTTGAAATCCCAGACCACTTCCCACGCCTAGCTGGCCTGGACTTTGGCTACGACCATCCTACCGCTGTCTCTTGGGCAGCGTATGACCCTGATAACGATATCATCTATGTAACCGACGAGTATCGTAGGACAAAGGAAACACCTTTGACCCACGCGGCAGTATTGAACAACCGTACACCCGGTATCCCGGTAGCGTTCCCGCACGACGGTCTCCAGCACGATAAGGGCAGCGGGCTACAGCTTGCTCAGCAGTATCGTGACCTTGGCGTGTTTATGCTGCCGCAGCACTTTTCAAACCCTCCGGTCAACGGAGAGACGAAGAGTAACAATTCTGTTGAAGCGGGTATCAGCTTATTGCTGCAACGGTTCGAAACAGGTCGCTTGTTTATTTTTAAGACTTGTCTAGATACCCTGGAAGAAATTAGACTTTATCATCGCAAAAATGGTAAAATAGTCGCTCTAAAGGACGATCTCGTCAGCGCGATGCGCTACGCGACCTTGTCCGTAGAACGCTTTGGCGAAAAGATGGCAAAGCAGACGACGTATCGTCGCTACTCGTTTTCTAATAATATTCAGTATAGTAATAAAGGAATTGTCTAAATGCCTAAGATGACGAAAGAGCAGACCAAGATTCGTAAGGTCATGCGCGAATTTAAGGCCGGTAAGCTTCATACTGGTTCTAAGAAGGGTCCAAAGGTTACTAACCCTAATCAGGCCATTGCTATTGCTTTGTCTGAAGCTCGTAAGAAGCGTAAGAAGTAAATTAACGTATATTTGTAAAACAGTTTATAGACAGATTACGCTGGAGCCACACGATGGCAACTAAGTACAACGATAATGAAATTGTTGCCCTTGTGAACGAAGAGGTCAACAGCAGTGCTGGTTTTCTCGATAGCGAGATTAATAACCAGCGTAAGAAGTCTATGGAGTACTTCTACGGTGAACCGTTTGGTAACGAAGAAGATGGTCGTTCCCAAGTTGTAGTCACCGATGTTCAAGATACGCTTATGTGGATTATGCCATCCCTTATGCGTATCTTTACCGCTGGCGACCGCGTAGTTAAGTTCTTGCCAGAGGGGCCGGAAGATGAGGCCGTCGCAGAACAAGCTACGCGGTACGTCAACCATGTGTTCTATAAGCAGAACAATGGTTACATGGTTCTGTATAATTTCTTCCTCGACGCGCTGATGCAGAAGGTCGGCGTGGTTAAGCATTATTGGGAAGAAATTGAAAATACCACTACCGAAGAATATGAATCTCTGACCGATGCAGAGTTTAATGCTCTGCTTGCAGACGATGATCTTGAGCTTGATCAGCACACGGAAGAAGTAGAGCAGAAGCTTGTAGACACTACTGACCCAATGACCGGAGAGCCTATCCAGGTCATGACCGAAGATCGGGAACACGACGCAGTGTTCATTCGCCGGTCCAAGGAAGGTAAGGTTACGATTGAGAACATTCCTCCGGAAGAGTTTTTGATCAGCAACGAAGCACGCACTATTAAAGATGCTCGTTTTGTCTGCCACCGTTCTAGCAAGACGAAGAGCGAACTTTTGAAGATGGGCTTTGACCGTGATTTGGTCGAAGATCTTCCCTACAATAGCTCAGGCGCTAACGGCATCACTACCACGCCTGAGTACATGGCGCGTCACGCTTATGACGCTACTGATACTACGCCCGCACAGGCGGCGGTACCTTCGGAACAGACTGTTGAAGTATTTGAGTCGTATATGCGGCTCGATATGGAGGGGGACGGTATCACTGTTCTCCATAAGATCATTTCTGCTGGAAATACGCTATTGAGCCTGGAGCCGGTCGATACGATCCCGTTTAGCTCCGTGTGCCCGATCCCGATTCCGCATAAGTTCTTTGGTCTTTCGGTCTCTGAGACGGTGGAGGACGTGCAGCTTATCCGCAGCACTCTTACCCGTAACTTGCTCGACAACATGTATCTTGCCAATAACGGCAGATTCCAGGTTGTCGAGGGTCAGGTGAACATCGACGATCTCCTGACCAGTCGCCCCGGTGGTATCGTTCGTACTCGCTCTCTCAATGCTTTGCAGCCTATCCAGACCCCGGCTCTGCAAAACTATAGTTTTCAGATGCTGGAATACTGGGATGCCATTAAGGCAGGGCGCACGGGAGTGAACGCGGCTACGCAGGGACTTCCCGCTGATGTGTTGAAGTCCCACGTTACCGCCGGGGCCATTACGGGTGCCTTGTCTAATGCCCAGGGCCGCGTAGAGCTAATTGCTCGCACCTTTGCTGAAACAGGTGTTCGCGATTTGTTCAAGTCGATCTATAATATTATTCAGCGTTTCGAAGAGCGGAAGAAAATTATCCGCGTCCAGAACCAGTATTACGAAATCGACCCGGCTAGCTGGCGCGAGGACATGGACGTAGAGATTCGTGTGGGTCTTGGCTACGGCGATAACGACGTTCGTGTCCAGAGCTTGACCACCTTTGCAAACTTTATGAACCAAGTTGCTCAGGCTACTCAGGGCATTATTAACCCAGAAAACATTTATAACATGATGCGCGAAGTTGGCGAAGAACTTGGCATCAAGAATGTAGATAAGTTTGTCTCCCCGCCGCCTCCACCGGCTCCTCCGCAGCCCTCAACGCAGGACCAAGTGGCCCAGGCGCAGGCTCAAGCTATGCTGATGCAGGCTCAGTCGGCTCAGATGGAAGCCCAGGTTAAAGCAAAGCGGCTTGAGATTGAGATGGCAAAGCTGGAACTCGACCGACTTGATCTTGAAACCAACGTCGCGTTGAAGAAGGAAGAACTAAAGCTCAAGGGTGTCGAGCTTGGTTATGAAATGGCTTCGAAGAAAAACGTGCGAGCCAACTAGAAAACTAAGGATAGAAGACAATGGCCTATCAGAACTATCACTACCGGATTATCAGCAGCGAGAATATCACTTCTGGCGCAGCCTCGGTCCAGAGCGGTAGCGCACCGTTTGGTACCAAGGCTGTCCGTATTGCTACCTCGGCCTCGGTCAACGTAGCGATTAACGGCAACCCTACTGCTACGTCAGCTGGTGCTTTGATCCAGTCCGCAGACTCTCAGGTATTTACTGTTACCCCTGCTTCTACGGTGGGTGGAAGCGACGGTGATAAGGTAGCGTCGATTGGCACTGCTACTGTCAACGTGACTTGGCTCGGAGCTTAATAAATGGCTGGAATTTCCCCTAGCAGTCTTCAACCGCAGCCATATGCTGGCTATAATCCCAGCTATGCGCCGTCTGGTTATATGCCAGGGGCACCGGCTGGGTTCATTATGAACCCATTTTTGTATATTCCTCCTAAAGTTACTGCTCCTCCTCCTGCTGCGGCTCCGGTTGTTGAACCGCCTGTTGCCGTGTCAGCGCCTTTTCTTGAGGCAGCGCCTGAGCCACAGCAAGCAGTACCAGCAGACACTGGTCCCGAAAAAAGTACGTCTAATTACGTCTTTCCTTGGCAGATGGCGGAAGCCACGAAGGCATATAGTAATGCTCTTGCCAGAGATGCGGAACAGGAACAGTTGACCGGCGTGCCCGTCACTCCAACGGCGCTGGCTCCTAAAAGCATTACCGAAGCGTTGCCTAATATAAACTCCAAAGATTTTGGCTCTATTGCCTTGTCGCTGGCTCTTGGCGGTCCTCTTGCGGGAGCATATACGGCTGCTGATAAACTTTTGTTTAACGACAAGCTTCCGGGTATTACCGACGTACTAGGTGGTGTCGGGAATGTTATTAAGAGCATTGGTGGCGCGGTGGGTGGACTGCTGGGTCTAAGCACACCGCCTGAAACTACAAGCTCAAGCACCAGTACCGGAATTTCTTGGGTACCGCTTCCTCCGCCTCCGTTTACAGCTATTGAGCAATATGATGGCTACGGTACATCGTATGAAGAGCCGTATACTGGTTGGCAGGACCCTACGGATTATGGGTATCAGACTGATCAACTTACTTGGTCTCCGGGCGAAGACGTAGCTTCGTGGTCTGCAGACCTTGCTCAAGCTGCTGAAGCTGAGCAATGGGGAGGATAACATGGCCCGTCAAAACGTATATGCCTATCGAGTTCTTAGCAGCGAAAGCCTAAGCGCATCGACGACCAGCGCACAATCTTCCGCTGCTCCGTTTGGTTGCAATGTTGCTAGAGTTCAGATCCACGGAACTAGTGGTACGCCTCTGGCATATGTGAAAATTTCAAGAAATCCAACGGCAACGACTGACGGTACTTCGTCGTATCTTCACGAAAATCAGCAGTTTTTTTATACTGTTTCTCCTAGTACGACGGTAGGCGGCACAGACGGGGACAAAATTGCTGTAGTTATTTCAGCCGGTGGGGCAACTCTTTTCATTGATTGGCTTGTAGGGTAACTAAATGCCTTCTAATAAAAAGATCAGCGAACTTACAGAATTTACGGCAGCACAGCTTGCTGACGATGATCTTATCGTCATGGTGGACGTTAGCGACTCCACGACGAAGAAGGTTGCCGCGTCTACATTTCGAGCCACTGTTGCCGGTGTTGAGTCGCTTACCGCCGTTGCTCCGCTTAGCGTCGATGCGCCAAACGGCGACGTAACTATTCAGATTACAGACCCGCTTCCTATTGCCAACGGTGGTACAGCGGCTACTACCGCGTCGGTTGCGCGTACCAACCTGGGTCTCGGCACCATTGCCACGCAGAACTCTAACAGCGTTAGCATTACCGGCGGTGCTATCTCCGGTATCACGGACCTTGCTATCGCTGACGGTGGCACCGGAGCTTCCACCGCTGCTGATGCGCGAACCAATTTGGGCGTTACGGCTACTGGAGCCGATACAACGTATGCCTACCGTGCCAATAACCTGTCCGACTTGGCTAATGCTGCCACGGCACGAACGAATTTGGGCGTTACGGCTACCGGTGCTGATACAACGTATGCCTATCGTGCAAATAACCTATCCGATCTTGCTAGCGCGTCTACTGCCAGAACCAACTTGGGCCTTGGCACTATTGCTACACAGGACGCTAGTAATGTCTCTATCACTGGCGGTTCTATTTCAGGCATTACAGATCTTGCGGTAGCAGACGGTGGTACGGGTGCTAGTAATGCTGCCGCAGCGCGTACCAATCTCGGCGCTGCTGCCAGCGGGGCTAATAGCGATATTACTTCATTGACCGGGCTGACTACTCCGCTTTCTGTTCCGCAGGGCGGTACCGGCGCAACTACGCTTACTTCTAACAATGTTATCCTCGGTAACGGTTCAAGCGCGGTTCAATTTGTTGCTCCTGGTACTAGTGGTAACGTACTGACCAGCAATGGTACCACTTGGTTAAGCACGGCATCGGCTTCTTCTGGCGTGGCTTCGTTCTCCGCTGGCACCACCGGATTTACCCCGTCCACCGCTACGACTGGCGCTATAACCCTTGCTGGCACGCTGGCTATTGCTAACGGTGGCACAGGCGCAACGTCATCCTCTACCGCAGCCACCGCGCTTGGCGTTGGCACCGGTGATAGCCCGACCTTTGCCGGTCTAAACATTGACACCAACCTTGGCGTCGATGGTCAGTGGAACACCAGCGGCCTGACGGTCTACGCAAACGGTGTCACTCCGCAGCACGATGGCCCGCTGCATGTGATGTCGGGTAGTGCGGGGGCCGTTACTGCGTCCACGGCGGCAGACGAATTGATTGTCGAGGGGCCGGGTAACGCCGCTGGTGGTATTTCGATCCTCAACGCTGATGCCAACGACTGCAATATCTTTTTTGGCAACGCCAGCGACAACCTCGCTGCAATGGTTCAGTGGAATTACACGTCAAAACTTCTTGCGTTATCCACTCGCACTACTGGTGGATATCTGAGGTTTGGCGTCGAGGATGAAGGCTATCGCGGCGAATGGAACACCACCGGCCTGACTTGCTACGCTTCCGGCGTCACGCCGCAGCATGACTCGGTGTTGCACGTTATGAAGGCATCCGCTGGCACTGTAACGGCGGGGTCGCAGCATCCACTTGTAGTCGAAATGAACAGCGGCGGAACCGGGGCTGGCATTAGCCTACTGAACGCCGATGCCGGATACAGCCAGATCGCAATGGGCTCCCCCACCAACTCTGAGGGATTTGAGATTCTCTATCGTTATAACGATAGTGCAGCATACATCAGAACGAAATTTGCCGGAGCAAGTCTTATATTCGCTTCGGGAAATTCAACCACCGCCCTCACGCTGAACAGCAGCCAGCAAGCAACTTTTGCGGGCTCCGTAACCGTAAATGCCGCTAGTTCGTCTATCAGTTACATCAAACAAAGCACCACCACGGCGGATCAGGTTATTCTGAGCGTCGAGGGATCGGCGGGGAATATAGCGGCGG